TCATGTTGATGGAGACCTGGTTGTTGGTCCCCTTGCTCGCCAGGAGCGTGATCGACTGCGCCGTCAGGTTCTTGAAGGCGTCGTACTCGGTGCGGTCGAGGAAGTCCCGCTCCATCGTGAGCTGGACCGAACGCTCGCCGTAGGAGATGAACTGGGCACCGCGACCCGTGTCCTTCAGGCGGTACTGGGCCTCACCGTTGTCGTCGATCTGGAACTCGAAGCCGTCGGCGTCGAAGACCTGCGACGCGGTCGGGATCTGGATGTTGTACTGGCCCGCACCGAACGGAACGGTCGTCGGCCACGTCGCCACCGGAGGCGTCTGCGAGGCCTCGTCCTGACCGATCATGCTGCAGTTGTACTTCAGCATGCCGTCGTCGATGGTGAACGTGTACTGGGACACCACCAGACCGGTGTAGCCGAACACGACGCCGTTCCGGACCACCGTGACCGACATCGTCTTGGTCGGCACCGCGGCGGCCGTCGGCGTGCCGGTGTAGGTGTAGTTGGTCGAGCCCGTCTTGACGACGTTGAGACGGGAGCACATGAGGAAGTACGGGATGACGTCCTCGAGCGCCTCCATGTTGATGTCGCCTTCGACTCGGGCGTTACCGGGCACTGCCCCGATGACGTCCGCGCTCTGCCTGATCGGCCGGCGCCACGTGGTGTCCTGGACGAACTTGATGGACTCCGAGTCGATTGGCGTGTACTTGGTGGGTGCGGTGTAAACACCCGGCGTCGCCTCGAGGGCAAAGCCCATGAGACCGCCTGCACCGATTCCAACGGTCACTTGTCACCCTCCTTCGGCGGCGTGTTCTGGTTGGCCGGCTTCGGCGTTTCCTTCAACGCCTCCACCTCGACCCCGTACATCTCGACCTCGTCCAGCGGCGGGCCCAGAACCGTTTCGGTACCCAGCAGCTCGCCCTTGTTGCCACGCTTGTCCTGGACGCTGGAGTGCGCCTGACGGAACGAGTCGGCCAGCTCGTCGCTGACCTCGTAGCTCTTTCCGTTCTGGAACTCACCCAGGCCCATGATGGCGATCTTGTCATCGGGGCCCAGATTCGGCATGTCGATCGTGAGCTTGAATGCCATACTACCCTCCTACATTGCCGAATAAGGGAGCATGACTTGGCTCTGCGCACGGAAGGTTAGCCGCGTCACACTCATCAGGCTCCCGTTGTTACGAAGCACAGCACCAGGCTCGTTAGCCGAAACGTAGCTGTGGATTACAAGCCCAGAATTGCCGTCCTCGGGATCGGTTAGCATCTGGGCGTCCGCATGAAGAACAGCCTCTACGGCTTCGCCGCGTTGCTGAGCCTTCCGTGCGTTCTCCTGCGTATCCTGGATCTGGTCGTGGTAGATCATGAAGTACGACTCGAACGTGACTAGCATACGTCGAGGCGCACCGTTCAGCTCTCGCGACTTCGGTCCAGCTTCAACAGCCAGAGCGGGGGTGCGCGGGATCTTATCCTGGTCACCATACCAGATGTCCAGGAAGCCAAGGTCAGCCTGGTGATCGACCATCAGGTTGAAGAGGAAGTCGTTGAGGACGTCGACGCGATCGGTGTTGGCCATGGGCTACGCTCCCGACAGTCTAAACGCCTTCGAAGCCACCATTCGTTCGATCAGCCACTCTTCGAACACCTTCTCGATGGCATCGTAGTCATCAGGATCCTGGATGAGCACAAACGGACGAGCAGGGATGGCAACCTTCGCGGCGCCCTTGGCACCCGCAGCACCATGCTGCTGCAAACGCTTCAGAGTTCCCTTGCTAGCCTGACCGTAGCCGGCCTGCTGGATCTTGCCGTACCAAACCTTCTGCGGAAGGTCGGTGATCGCTGCCTGCGTCTGGTTGATGGACCAGATATTGAACTGACGTATCGTCCGGGCCAGCAATCCAGTGCGCACGAGGATCGGCGAAGCAGAGCCACGAATCTTGACTGTGTCATCTGCTAGTGGCTGCCAGTGATCAGGGCGACCCTGGTCGGCAAAGTTCGTATGGAAGCTCGGCGCCAGCACGCGTTGGATCGAACGCTTCAGAGGCTCGCGGAAGGACCTGATGTCCATGCCGAACGTCTCTAGGCGCTTCGCGCTGATGCCAATGCTTGGCTGGAAATCGAACTTGAGTCCTACGTCGAGGCGAAGTCCTCGAACGGGCATACTGGGAGGCATTCAGAACACCTTCCCCATCGTGAACTTCGGCGGGCCGTCGGAGGGGAACATATCCGACGGCAGGTTGGCGGAGCTCACATCGGTCGGGAAGAACTCAGGCTCGGAAGTCGGAGGCATGCCGGGGATCTCGATGATGTCAATGGCACCAGAGATCAGACCCTCGATGAGATCGTCGGCCATCTTGCGAAGACGGTCGGCGTAGTCGTTACTGTCCGCGGTCTCGCTGTACTGGCGATCGTAATACCAGCCGGCGTAGTACATGGCGATGATCTTGCGGACGAGCTTCGGGGTCGATGGAGCATCGACCCACGTCACGACAGCGTCGGGATACACAATGACGAGTCGCCCGAAGACCATGGTGGCGATCTGGTCTTCGAGCTCGTCGTCGAGCTTCGGGAGGGACAGCTTGGTCGTCTCCAACCATGCTTGCGCTTCGGCGAGCGTGATGTGCGTGGCCATGAGCTGTCCCTCCCAGTCTCTTACTGCCCGTGGATGCCGCCGCCTCGACGGAACGACGCGGTGGCGGAGAACGTTACGTTCGTGCCACCGGCGAGCGTCCACGCCAGGCGGATCAGCGGTCCCACGTAGTTGCTGATGCCCGCCCAGAAGATGGACGGAGCGGTGATGTCCGCGGCAGCTCCAGCGATCGAAGCCACCACGAGACCCGTACCGGACGCCGCACCGAACCACGTGGTCCCTCCGTCAGGACTGGCCTGCAGGAAGAACCGGTAGTCGGTGAAGGTGCCCGTCTTGGCGGTGATGTTGACGACCACGCCGCCGGCTTCGTAGCCGCCGACGTCGACCGCCGCGCTCTGACCCGTTGCCGTCTGGAGGGCTGAGGACTGAAGGACGATGACGTCACTCTTGAGTCCCATGCCTCACCTCCGGACGGACAGCGTGGCAGCGAAGGTGACGTTCGTTCCACCTGCGGTGACCCACGCCAGTCGACAGTACGGGCCGGCGTAGCTGTTCACCGGGAGCCAGTAGGCCCCTGTGGTGATGTCCGCCGCCGCCGAGAGCGCCGTGACGGGAGTGTTGAGTGGTGCCGCCTGCGTACCGATGCTCGAGAAGTTGGTACCGTCCATGGACACCTGGAGCCCGAACAGGTACGAAGTGAACGTACCCGTCTTCGCCGTGATGTTCAGAAACAGCCCACCGACCTCGTAGCTGCTGACGTCGACCGTCGGCCCGTTGCCGGACCCGACAGCCTCCGCTGCACTGGTGTGCAGGTTGTAGACGTCGCTTCTGAGGCCCATTGGTTACTCCTTCTTCGCCTGCGGCGAGGTCGGAGCGGCCTTGGGGGTGCCCGCGGCGGTGGAGGTGGCCGGCTTGGCGTCCGGAGTGGGCTCCTTCGGCTCGGTCAGCTTGTCCTCGGGGGACTTCTTCTCCTCGGGCTTCGCCTCCTCGTCGGACTTGTCCGAGCTGCCCGAGGCGGCCTTGTGAGCCTCCTCCGCGGCCGACAGCTTGGCCGACTGGACCGCACCGCCGTCCGCGCCGGTGATGTCCTCCTCCGCGGCCTTGTTCTCCTCCGCCTGCTCGGCCAGCACGTTGGGGTCGTTCTTCGAGTTCTTCGGAACCACGACCTCGTGCTCGACCATGTACTTCCAGGTCTCGAGGTCGTACGCGCCGGGGTCCACCGGATCGCCGGGCTTGATACCGCCCAGCTCCGTGTACGCCACGTACTCCTTCGCCATCTTCGTCTCCTCTCTCAGCCCAGGAAGCCGGAGCTCAGGACCGAGGTGAACAGGAAGCCGCAGATGGACTTGCCGTTGGTGTCCACGCCGATCATCTTCAGGTCGTAGCGACGCCGGGTGCGGATGACGTCGCTCGCGCGGCGCTCTTCCCTCCAGCGGTCGACGATCTGCGAAGGACCGCCTCCACCGAAGCCCCAGACGAACTCGTACCCGTACGCCGGCACCTTCATGCCCGGACGCGGCGGGTTGTAGGCGAGCACGACCTCGTTGTTCCAGAGGTACGAGATCGCCAGCGTCTGGCCCGGGTTGTTCGTCGCGTAGCCGAAGCCGGGGACGACGACCTGGTTCAGGCCGAGCAGGCTCGCCACGAGGTCGGGCGTCAGGATCGCACGCTCGACGTACTGGATGCGGTTGAGCAGGTCCTGGCTGTCCTCCAGCGCGGACATGACCCGGTAGGGGATCACGGCGACGTTGGACTCGAGGAAGGACGTCTTGTGCAGGAGCCGCTGCGCGAGCCGGATGTCCCGGATCGGCGTGGCGTTGTTGTACGAGTCCCACTGCGGACCGAAGCCCGTGGTGGTGCCCGGAACCGCCTGCAGCGCCGTGGCGTAGTTCGACGCGGTCGTCGCGTAGTTGTAGATCCGGTACTCACGACCGAGCGCCAGGCGCGAGGCCAGGAGCTCGGCGCCGTCGGCGTCGGGGTTGAACGGCGTGTCCGCGTTCTCCCGCTCCTCGTCGGTCACCGCGATCTGAAGCGCGTGCTCCTGGGCGTAGTAGGTGTCGAGCGACACCTTCAGGCCCGGGATCTCGTTCGCCTCGGCACCGGGTGCACGAGCGTCGTCGAGCGACGGGTACCAGCCCTCACGGCCCTGGTAGATGTAGTACTTGTTGGACTGCTTCTGCACCGGAACCGCGGGGAACAGAACGTCGCCGACGAGGCCTTCGTTCTGCCACATGACGCTGATGTTGGTCAGCGGCACATCGTAGTGGATGTTTCCCGATCCGGACGGGCTGTAGACTGCCATTTGAAGCTATCCTCCCTTCCGAATCAGGCGCAGAACTGGCCGGGCATGAGGAACACGGAGATGTAGTCGCCGATCGCGGCCGACGGACCCATCGCCATGCCCACGCTCCGGTGGGTGGCCGTGGTGGACGTGACGACTCGCGAGGAGCTGTCGACCGTGAGCCGGTCGCCCGCCGCGATGTTGTTGGCGCCGGCGATGCAGAGCGCGATACCGATCATCGCGACGCTGACGTACGCCTTGCCGGTGTTGACCTTCGCGGCGTCCAGGTCCTCCATGACGACACCCAGGATCAGATCCGAGTTGGCCGTTGCCAGCGCGCACTGCGCCGGCTGGAGGGTGGAGCCGGCGGCGAACTTCACCGTCTGGCCCATGGAGTAGGCGACGCTGCCGCCCGTGGCCAGGAAGGACTTGGTGAGAACGTGGTCGTTGACGCTCATGGCTTACACCCCGTCCTTGATGTAGCTGTCCTGACGGACGGCGGCCGCGAGGTCGGGGCGCATCTTGCACACCTCGATGTACGCGTCCTGGTAGCGGAGCTCCTTGTCCGCCTCCTGGAGCTTCCGGATCTCGGCGTTGAGGGCGGCGGTCGGCGAAACGGTGCCCTCGCCCTTGCGCTGCCAGCCGTGCTCGTTGAGGTCGACGACGCCCAGGTCGATCGTCTTCTTGTAGGCGTCGAACACCTGGTCGCCGAGCTCCTTGTTGGCGCCCAGCATGATCGCGCGCAGCTTGTCCTTGACCGCCGGCGGGACGGCGAACTTCTTGCCCTCGTCCAGCGTGGCGATCTTGGCGTCGACCTGGATCTCGTGCAGCTTCTTCTGCTGCTCCTGGATCGTGGTGCGCTGCCCCTCGAGCATCTCGTTCAGCATCTGCATCGCGGGGTTGTCCTTGCCGATGCCCGCGTCGTTCAGCTCCGCCAGGAGCTCGGGCACGGTCTTCTCGGACAGCGGCTTGTCGTTCGGAGCCGGGGGTGCCGGGGGGTCGTTCTTCGGCGGGTCATTCTTCGGAGGGTTGGCGATCGCCTCCTGGAGCTGCTTCAGCGTGGACAGCTTGGCGTTGACTTCCGCGTCGCTGGCGTCCTCCGAGAGCCCCAGAAGCTTGCGCAGCTCCTTCGGGTCCATCAGACCTCCTGAATCCTTCTTCGATGGTGCCGGTCCATCCTCATGGAGGACGAGGTCCGACAGATTCACGGGGAGGATGTCCTTGAGGAAGGGCCTGTTGGTCAGAGCCCCGCCGTTCAGGACGTTCTTGTGCGTCTCCCCCGTCTTGGGGTGAACCCACTCGTCGGCGAACTCCGGCGAGAAGTACTTGTAGGAACCGTTCGCGATCTGCTCGCGTGCCTTCGGTGTCCACCTGACGTTGAGGTGCAACCCCTCGCCCGGTCGGTACTCGGCATCGTGCACCCAGCCGGCGGCTTCGCCACTGAACATCTTGTGGTCGTAGTCGATGTCAGGCTGGACGCCTCGCACACGGTTCTTCACGCTCGACGCGAACTCGTTAAGCGTCTTCTCGTCGAACTTCAACTCGCCGAACAGGGGGTGGTTGTAGGTCCCCTCGGGGAATGCCTGGATCCACGAACCGCCGTCGCTCTCGGAGAACTTCATCGACGGATCGATCTCGACCCAATACCCGAACTGACGAGTCATTGCACCTCCTCTGCTACTACGATTATAATTGACGGCCTTACTGGAAGGCAAGGGGTTCGGATATACTAGTTACTCGTGACTTCCAATGTCACGAATTAACGTCGCTTGACACCGTCCAAACCCCGACCCCCGGTTGATTCGAGCACCACACGCGCGTTGGTGTCAGGCTGGGACCCACTGACCGTCTGTCCAGAAGCCGTGGGTCCCGCAGCTGTGGCAGTGAATCGATGGCATGAGACTGTTGTCGCTGGTCCAGAGCCACCAATGCTCGCCGATGGGCAGTGAAGTAGATAGCGGGTTGAATTCTGGGTCGGTGCAGTTGTGGATCCAGAGGGCTCCACCGTCTGCTGTTCGTTCGACGCGGGGTAGTTCCATGGCTAGTGCTTGGGTGCGGCCTGGAGGCAGAAGACCAGGAAGAAGAACACCAGGCCCAGAGGCAGCCACGGCACTCGAGCGACAGCGCCGTCAGGTCGCGGAGGGAAGAAGGCGATGAGCACCGCGATGGCTTCGCAGATGACGGCGAGGAGGAAGAGGACGAATTCCCAGGTCATGCGATCTCCTTGGTGACGCGGACTACGTCGTAGTCCTTGTTCGGGAATGTCTCGACAGTACCGTTCAGGAACGTGACCTCCCATTCTGCCAGGTAGACACCCTCCGTGTCTAGATCACCTATTGCCCAGTTGTAGGAAACGTGACCGGTGTTGGCCACTTGGTTGGGGTCGGCTGCAGCAGTCGCGTTGACGATAACAGTGCCGGCCTGGTCCATCATCTTGAACTTGACAGTGGCTGCAACCAGGGAGACTGGGTTCCCCCGTCCATCGAGCAGCACAGCGGTGATGGCCGGAGCTGTGTCGCTCTGCTTGAAGTAGTAGTCGGTCATGCCATCTCCGTTTGTGAAGCGGTCTTGACGACCTTGGTTGTGTTGTAACCGAGCCCGCCAACGAACGGCAAAGCTGTGCTGGTTGCTCCTGAAGCCGTCGGTGCGAGACCCGGAGGCAGGATCCGACACACCAAGTCGAACTCCCAGGCGACCTTGACCTTCCTAGCGCGCGCAGGCCGAGTCGTGACGAGGGAGTCTGTCTCTGCCGCTACACCCAGGACACGGTTCTTCGCACGTCGTATACCCTGCGCAGTTGAGGCCTCAGTTATGAGTGCCGCAGTATGACGCTTGAGGTGCCCGAACGTGATCGGAGTGTCAGTCTCCTGAACGGTTATCGCATACCTGGAATGCGGGTGTGTGAAGCTGAGGACCGAGTCGGTTTCCGCAACAGGGTTCATCAGCTTGCCCTTACCACCATGGAAGGGGAAGGGGAACTGACTATCCTGCGGCGTACCTAGCACACGTCTGTGAGCACCGCGTATCGACACCGCGATTGAGGCCTCAACAACAGTACCCAACAACCGCACATGCAAAGGCTTGATGCTGACTGGCGTCTGCGTCTCGGTGTTGGTACCGACCAGACGAAGCTTGCGCTTGCCGAAGCTGGCGGTGGTGTCAGTCTCTTGCGTGACGCCGAGGGTGATTCGCTTACTCGGCCGAATGCTGGCCGTGGTGTCGGTTTCGGTCGTTACGCCGAGCGTGTGAGCCTTAGCTGCACGGATCGGTGGTGTGAAGTCGGCTTCCTGCTGACCCTGAACGGCTCGAGCGTGCTTAGGCCGAATGGTGACGCCAGTGTCTGTCTCCGCAGAGGCGTTGATCGGTGTCTTGGAGACGCCGTTGAGCCTCTCCGCCTCTTCTGTCTCGACAGGGAGCCCGACAGTCCTACGCTTCCGACCAGTGATGCTGACTGGTGTGTCAGTCTCCGAAGCGACGCCAGCCACGATGAGGTGGATCTTGTGCGCCACCAGAGGTATGCCGGCATCGAGCTCCGTGGCTACAAGAACGGCACGCTTCTTGACAGCACCGATGTGAATCGCCGAGTCGGTCTCGAATGCAGTGCCGACATGCTCGAGTGTGTGCGAGCTATCCGTTTCAGACGCAACGCCAAGTACCTTACGCTTCACCTTGCTGACGGTGATGCCTGCGTCAGTCTCGGTAGTGACGCCGAGGACCTTGCCCTTGCCACCATGTAGCGAAACGGCAATGTCAGCTTCGCCGTTAACACCGATTGCACGACTGCGTGCCGGCTGGATGTGAATACCGACATCTGGCGAGATGGCCATGATCGGCTTGTACACACGTCCAGGCCTAACGGTCACACCAGCATCGGTCTCAGCAGCAACGCCGAGCGTCCGACGGAATGCGTGTGTGGTGCTTACAGCCGAGTCGGTCTCGCCAGCCACCCCAAGCCGCTTAGCGTGTGCAGGCCTGATCGTGACCGGTGTTTGCGTCTCGGTAATAACACCGACAGCCTTCAGCTTCTGGCTGCCAAAGGTGATGGCGGTGTTGAGCGCACCTATCGTCCCAGCACGGTAGGCTCGTCCAGGACGTACAACAACGCCGGTGTCTGTTTCGCTGGCAACGTTGATCAGCGTCAGGCGCACCCTGTGAATGCTGACGGCTGTGTTGGGTTCGGTTGCGACACCGAGTACACGTCGCTTGGCTGCCAGGATAGGCCAAGGGACGTCGTTCTCTTGGTTCGGGAAGACCGCAGTGAACTTCGTTGTCGACGCTACACCGCGAGCACGAATTCTTACCGGTCGAGAAGGATAGCTGCGACCTGGTCTTGCCATGCTACCCTCCTAGTAAGTCGACGCCCTGTTGACAGCCTGCTTGACCGTTCGCACTTCTGGGAACAGTACGCCTGCAGGGTATGTAGCGATC